TATCAGTCAAACTTTTATCAATAATACACCAGCAGCACATTGTGCTGCTATGTTTTCGCAGTGGCGCGGCGGTATGGTTTATACTATCCGTCTGGTTAAGACACGTTATCACACAGGTCGTCTGCAGATCTCATGGGATCCTCAAGAGGTACCATTAACCAATGCAGAGAGTACTACAATGACACGTATTGTGGACTTACAATTGGAGACTGAAGTTACTTTTACGATACCGTATAAAGCTCAGGACCCATGGTTGAATACTTCTAATACTGGTAATAACTGGGCTATCACCTCTGGTGGTACTGTTACAACAGATAAGAAGGCATTCAATGGATACGTGCGCATATCAGTTTTGAACGAGTTAACTGGTCCCGCAACGTCGCAGGAAATTGATATTTTACTATTTGCTCATACAGCTGAAGATTTTCAACTTGCACAACCAAATGAGACGCCATTGTGGTCGTTTCTCGAGGTGCAGAGTGGTGAGGAAGAAGAACAGCTTGTTGATGTAGGAGATACTCATATTCCCATTGATACAAACGTTATCACTGTTGGGGAAACAGTAGCCTCTTTAAGAACAATTTTACACCGAACTTCTTTCTATCATCGTGAGTTTCTTGGCAATCCATTTTCAGCTTCTGGGGTATTTTTTACCAAAAGATTCTATAATCTTGTTAATTATATTCCACGTTTTCCAGTTGACTATGGATTTACCTCCCAGGGAGTGAATTACGCTGTGGGTATCATTACACCGACTAAAGACCAGTTTCAGTATTCACCTACACATCCAATTAATTGGATTACTAATTGTTTCGCCGGGTATCGTGGTTCTATTGTACATCAGTATAATGTTATCACCAATGGGCAACCAATACCTGATCAAATAGTTGTGGAACGTGATCCTAGATCTCATATCTTGGATGTAGCTCCAGCACAAGCTATTAATCGCTTTACAATTGGTGCACTGGTTACCGAACCTTCTACGGCCTCACGCATTCCACTATCATCTACTTTAGGTGTTACACGGGGTGCTTGGGGTCATAGAGGTATGGCTATTACTAATGCTAATACTCAGAGTGCTTTGTCTGTTGTTACTCCACAATATTCCAGATGGAAATTTCGTCCGGCGTATGTTACTAGACGTGATGTTCTGGGAGATTACAGCGAGCAAGAAAGCCTAAAATTAGTTACATCTATGCGCTGTGGAAGTTCATCCTCTTCTGTTGATGAAGGTTGGCCACTTGTGGATATCTTTATGGCTGGTGGAGTTGATTTTGATCCTATTTTCTTTATATGTGTTCCTACTTTGTATTCCTTTGTGTCTACATCACCGGATAACACATTTTAGGAAGATTGTACCACAAGTTTGTACCTACTTTAAAAGGGTACAGAGTTAAGTCACCATCTATGGTGGCGTGTTTAGCACCCGAAGAAATATTATATCTTTTTGGTAAATATCGCATTCGGGTGTGCCTCAGAGGGGTCTAAAGCACAAACTTAAAAATATAAAAACAAATAAACAATGTATGTCTGTATAAAGTCGTGCGGTGGTTAACCAATCCACCAATAAATCTCTGGATCGACCAGAGCGTAT